CTGCAAGGGTAAGGGGTAAAAAGTGCTGTACGGGCTTCCTAGGCGATTTTAGAGGCATGAACGAAAACAGAACATTCGTTTGTACTCATTTTGTCCCCAATCCTTGACACTTGTACTATATTCGTTTGGCACGATGCTTGCATACAGTACAAACCCGGAACAGATGGTCAGTTTACAGGCTTGGCACGGATCATGCTTTAGCAAGTATCGTGCCAAGTGCCGAGGTCCATTAAAGCACGCGAGGCGCACGGAAACTTGATACTCGTCAAGTATTACTAGATTACAGGAACGTCATACTGACGCAGTACCAGCTCACAGAAACTTGATGCTAGTCAAGTATTGCGAATTAACGAAAATTGATTAATTCGCTCGCTGCTACTATTGATAATCAGTTGCAATAAGGATTTTTTCCCTCGGGCTGTGGTGGGGATTTTTACTTAATTAATCGGCTTACAAGTACAGTAGAAGACAAGGACTTAGTATAACCATGCTGTAGTAAGTAATACTAGGTTAGTATGAAATACAGGAGTTGTATAATTAACTAAAAAAATAAAAATGAGAGCCCGTAGCGCGATCATGCGCGAGGTTTACTAGGGAAATTATACTAGCTCTCTTTCTATAGTATACTCTGAATTAAAAACGTTTTAGTTAATTATACTACAGCAATAGTAGCAACCTAGTATAGCCGTACTACGGTATAGGTCATACTAACTATATTCAGAATTTGGGGAGTATTAAAGCATGTTGTATACCGCCGGGGGCCTCTTCCTATGCTTGATCTATTCTTATTCTGATTTATCCTATTGTTATCAATGACTTAGCATGTTGTGTCTGATAATACTCATTATGTTAAATGTGTAGTACTCATGTAATACAGTGTAAGTCATTGATTTCATTGGATAATAAAACCATAGTATAATTACGTACTGAACGGTATACGATGCCATTAAAGCAACCCGCCACCGGGTCGAGCGGCGGGGCGGCATGGATATTAATTTACGCGATCACACACAAAAATTATAAAAATAATGGCTAAAAGTTATACTAGCAAGTTACGCTCGCTTTTATACAAAGCAGAAAGGCCGAAAAAAGGGCTTGATCCGGCCCCCGGCCCCTAGTACCATCAGCCTATGGCTGACCTAGCACGAACCCCGGAAGTCCTTGAAAGGATTGAGGAAGCTGTGGCCGAAAACCACGGCTCAATCAGGAGAGCTGCGCTCGCTCTGGCGACCAAGGCGTCCTATATAAGGATGTGGATGGCGTCCGACCCCGAGGCCCACCAGAGAATACGTGCTGCCATGCTGATCGGCCATGCGAGCCTAGAGGATGTGGCGATAGAGCGGGCCGTGTATGGCGTCGAAGAGGATGTGTGGTATCAGGGTGACGTAGTAGGCCAGAAGACCAACTACAGTGACGGGCTGTTAAAGGACTTGCTGAAGGCACGGGTCAGTGAATACGCCTCTGAACCGACAGGACACACCGGCCTACAGGTCAACGTGAATATCATGCCACGGGCCAGTAACTATGAGGAGTGGATACAGCACCGGGAACAGGCGCTGGCGAACAATACAACCGTGATCGACCACGCGCCACAGCCCCCTGCATACACACCAAGCCCAGAGGCCAGAGGCGCGTATGCTTTAATGGCCCCGCCTATCGACCATGAGCCGCAGCCATACTGGAAGAATGCTACCGAAAACAAGCTAAGGGATGTACTGTGATGATGACACCGTTCGACAAACGCCCAGACAACAGCCCTGATGAGTACGGCGACATGCCCAATATGTACAACAGCAGGGGTCAATTCAGCAGTACTGAGCCACCTGCTGCCGTAGACGAGCACGCGATGCGGCGGCTGAAGCAGATACAGCGGGAACTGGACTACCGCAACAGGAAAGCTGCCGAGCTTGAGGCCAGCAACCGGGCGCTGTTCATAATCGTCCTTACTGCCGCGCTTGGCGTACTCGTCTCCCTCGCGGTCTTTACCGTGCGGTACTACTGATGGGCCTCCCGCCAAACGTGCCCAAGGAGGTACTGAGGGACCGGATCGCTACAGCAGCGATGCACGCCCTGATACAGCGCCAGACTGGCGGGGCCATAAGCCCGGCTACACGCCTGACCATCGTGGATAATGCGTACCTGTTCGCGGACGCCATGATGCTGCGGAGGAAGACTTGATGGAGCGTGTATGGATGAAGCTGGCGTGGTGGATGCCCCGTAAGTTGGCCTACTGGTGCGCGGTGCGGGTCATATCCTACGGTACAGTGGGTAAGTACGGCTCCACGATAGTGCCGGAACTGAAGGCTATGGACGCCCTGAAACGCTGGGAGCTTTAATGGTTAGCCCAGACTGGTGCCAAGGGTGTGCTGACGAGCGTAAGCGCCCCAAGGACTTCAACCCGACGCTGCGCGACGGCTGGATCGAGGGCGATGTAATACCCGAGAACGTGACGAGACACTACACGCTCAACGAGAAGCGACCGTTCGTGTATAAATACGGCAGACAGGAGCGAGTGTGGCTAGTCTAGGCGTATGGGAGCCGCAACCCGGCCCGCAATCACTGGCGATCAGCGCGCGGTTCGTGGACGAACTGCTGTACGGCGGTGCAAGAGGTGGTGGCAAGTCCAGCTACCTGCTAGGTGACTACCTACAGGATGTAGAGCAGGGGTCGGGATGGGCTGGTATCATCTTCCGCAAGAGCTATCCTGAGCTTGAGGAGCTGATGAAGCAAGCCAAGGATATGTACCTGCACCTAGGGGCAACGTGGAAGGTAAGCGACAGAACCTTCACGTTCCCGACCGGGGCTACATTAAAGCTACGCCACGTAGACAATGAAGACGACGCGGCGCTGTATCAGGGACATGAATATGCGTGGATCGGATGGGACGAACTCGGGAATTGGCCCAACCTCAACAGCTACAAGCGCCTTAAAGCATGTCTCCGTGGCACCTCTACCCGCGTTACTCATAAGCGGATACGCGCTACTGCTAATCCGGGTGGACCCGGCCACCATGAGGTTAAGAACTACTTCATTGACCACGCGCCTCAAGGGTTCGTATTAACGCGTACACCCGAGGGCAGCACGCGGATGTTCATACCCGCGAAGGTCAGTGACAACAAGATACTACTGAATGTCGATCCGCAGTACATAAATAGGCTGCGTGAAGTCGGTTCGCCCGAACTCGTTAAAGCATGGCTGGAAGGTGATTGGAATGTTATCACAGGGGCGTACTTCCCGGAGTTTTCTACTCTCGAACACGTCATCCCTCCCTTTGAAATACCACGACATTGGATGCGCTTCATGTCGGGAGATTGGGGTTCATCCAGTCCATTCTCATTTCACTGGCACGCGGTATCTGATGGGACTATCTCAGTACCAGATTTGCGCCCGCCCGATCCACTATCGTTCGACCTTGTTAGACGGTATCCTAGAATTATCCCCAAGGGGGCAATCGTCACCTACCGAGAGTACTACGGATGCGTGGCCGGTATGGTCAATACAGGCCTTCGATGGCCTGCGTCGAGAGTTGCCGAAGGCATAAAAGCAAGGACGCCCAAGGATGAGAAGATTACGTATCGGGTCTTGGACCCTTCTGCGTTTAAGCAGGATGGCGGGCCTTCCCACGCAGAGGTTATGGCGCGGGCGGGAGTATTTTTTCGGCCAGCGGATAATACTAGGCTTGCCGGGTGGGGCGCGATACGCGAGCGACTTACTGGGATTGACGCTGATCCCGACCTCAACAATGGTGTGGGCACTCCCATGTGGTATTGCTTTAATACATGCCCGCATTTAATCCGTACACTCCCCGCGCTACAGCACGATACTAAAGACCCCGAGGACTGCGATACTACTGCCGAGGATCATGCCCCCGATGATCTTCGCTACGGATTAATGTCGCGACCGTGGGCGCGTCCGAAGCCGAAGCCAGTACGGGAGCCGCCGAAAACCCTGCAACAGGTGACTTTGACCGACCTGTTTACCGATCGCCAAAACAGCTTGACGGTGGGCAACTACGGGCTGTAATAGAGGGGCTTGCAGAGGATACTCTCAGATGGCGAGCCAGTCCGCGTATCCACCTAAGAATGCTGCGAAATCCGCCGGGGAAGCGGCCAATCGCAGGGCGTATTGGGGCGAGGAAATCGCCAAGGCGAACAAGCGGTGGGACACGTTCTGGAAGGACGGCGACGCGGTAGTAGACCGCTTCATGCTGGAATACTCGCAGTCCCGTGGCAGTATGTCCGGTAACGACAAGTACAACATTTTGTACTCGTCAACGGAAACCATCAAGCCATCCCTGTACGGCCAGACCCCCAAGGTCGAAGTTAAGACCCGGCAGCAGGACACCGAGGATAATCTTAAAGTAGCTGCCTCAATGCTCTTGGAGTCAGTGGGCCAGTACGCCGTGGACACGCTCGATTTCGACTACGTGCTACAGAATTGCGTTGCTGACTTCTGCCTTCCCGGCATGGGCAACGTCTGGGTGCGGTACGATCCGAAGTTTGCGCCCATATACGACAATGACAACAATCCTGCTAAGAACGAGGATGGTAGCGCGAAAGAGACGCTGACGTTCGAGGGCTTGGCGCTCGACTATGTGCATTACAAGGATTGGAAGTGCGGCACCGCCCGCGAGTGGCATGAAGTGCCGTGGGTGTCCCGCCGTGTGTTCTTCACCAAGAAGCAAGCTGTAAAGCGTTTCGGCAAAGAGAAGGCTGAGGCGCTACAGTACAGCTATAACGCGCAGGATCGTCGCGATCAGGGCAAGCAAGACAACCCTAAGCGGCAAACTGTAATAGAGGAAATCTGGGACAAAGAGAATATGGAGGTAGTCTGGTATTCGGAAGACTACGCCGGAGACGTTCTCGATGTTCGCAGCGATCCATTAAAGCTCAAGGACTTCTTTCCGTGCCCCCGGCCCCTGAGAGCCGTGTGGTCTACGCGGTCGATGATCCCGAGGGCGCTCTACAGCCAGTATCGCGCGCAAGCTGCTGAACTGGACCGGCTGACAGAGCGCATCAGGTATCTTACTGAAGCCCTTAAAGTACGTGGCCTGTACGATGCCTCGCAAGAGAACCTACAGAACGTACTGGACGGCCCCGGCAATAAGATGATCCCGGTGCAAGACTGGGCATCGTTCGTCGGTAACGGCGGGATCACTGGCGTTGTCCAGTGGGTTCCCATTAAAGATGTTGTTGCCTGTCTTACAGAGCTGTATAAGCAACGTGAGATATGTAAGAACGAGATATACGAGATTACCGGCTTCTCAGACATTGTACGAGGGGTCAGCAAGGCGTCCGAGACACTGGGCGCGCAGCAGATCAAGAACGATTGGGCTACTGGCCGTCTCAAGGACATGCAGCGCGAGGTACAGCGTTTCATCCGGGATATCGTTCGACTGTTCGTTGACGTAGCTGCCGAGCATTTTAACGATCAAACCATGCTGCTATACTCGGGACTTAGTATCCCGAAGCCGTCGCCAGAGGAACTACAGGCGAAACAGCAGTATCAACAGGCGATGCAGCAGTACCCGCAGATCGCGCAACAGGCGCAGATGCAGGGTCAGCAGCCGCCCCCGCCGCCACAGCCACCGGGACCGACGCAGGGCGAAGTCGTCCAGAAGATGTTCCAAGCGGTATTAAAGCTAGTCCGTGCTGACAAGCTGCGTTGCGCGGCTGTAGCAATCGAGACGGATAGCACGATACTGCCGGATGAGGAGAAAGAGCGTAAGGACAGGATGGCGTTCCTGTCCAGCATGGGTGCCTTCCTACAGCAAGCATCGCCAATGGCTATGCAGTACCCGGACATGCGGGGGCTGATAGGCGGGATCATGATGTTCACGCTCAGGACATTCTCCGCCAGTAGGCCATTGGAGAAAGAGTTTGAGGCGTTTCAGAAAAAGCTGGAAGCCATGCCCCCATCGCCGCCTCCTGGCCAAGGGGACGATGGCAAAGCTGCTGCCGAAGCCCAGAAAGAAGTTGCTGGTATTAAAGCACAGTCTGATGCCGCAGTCGCCAAGACCAATGCGGATATCAAGAGGTACGAGGTCGATCAAAAGACCGAGCTTGAGCGCAATAAAGCGCAGCAAGACCATGAGTATCGCATGGCTCAAGTGGCTCTTGAGCGCGATAAGCTCAATCTGGAAAAGCAGAAGCTAGCCCTTGATACTCTCAAGCAAGAGAGCGACGCCGAGCTACAGCGGAAGGACAAGGAAGCCGAGGTCTACAGCGAAGACGCGGCACAGGCGCATGAGGCGGATCAGGCTGACGCCGACCGTGAGCATGAGGCCAACCAAGCCGAGGCCGACCGCGAGCATGAGGCTGCTTTAATGGACATGCAGCAAGGCCATGAGGCCGAGCAGCAAGAGACACAGGGGCAACAGGCTCTTGAGCAGATCGACGCTCAACCAGAGCCTCCTGCGCCTACTGGGGAAGCTGAGTGAGTAAGCCGTTCCTGTGCCGCCATTGCGGGCGTAAGTGTATTACGGTGTATGAGTTGATAAATCATAGGTGCCCCAAGTGAGCGATGAACTGGACCTGTATGAATTTCCTCCCGAGCATATCGGACGTAGGACTTACGTGTCCGTTGTCGGCCATTCTAAG